GATTGGCAGGGCAATCGTTATACTTTTGACGGTACAGACTGGACAGAAGTAGATGGCTGGGTTGATCCTAAAGAAGCTGAAATAGCTAGGCTACAGGCTCAAATAGACGCGCTTCAAGCTGAATAATGACTGAAGCAGAGATGGAAGCGATGATTGAGAAAGCTGCTGCTGCGGGGGCTAGAACGGCCCTCCGTGAAGTAGGTCTTTCCGATGAAGATGCAAATTCTGACGTAAGAGAACTCAGAAACTTGCTAGACTCCTTCCGCTCTGCAAAGCGTACTGTTGGCAAAACTATTATCCAGGCGTTGACTACGTTGTTTCTTGCGGCACTGATGGCAGGTGCTTATTTTAACTTTACGGACAAACAGTGAGGTGAGTCGTGCCAGAACCATTAGAGGTACAACAAAACACTCAGTTTCAACTGGATTTAAAAACGCTTGTAGGTCTATTAGCAGGATTCCTTTCTATTGCGGGGGTGTACTTCACCCTTACGTCTGAAATTGACCAACTTCAAATTGACAGTATCAGGGTGCAGTCTTCTGTCCTTTTAAACGAAGAGTTCCGAATTAAGTGGCCTAGAGGTGAACTTGGTGCTTTGCCTGATGATGCCCGTCAAGACTTGCGTATTGAATACTTACAGCGAGATTTAGTAGCGCTGGAAGAAATAATTAAAGAGCATCTAAGTGAGCATGATGTCCAATAAACTTGATCCTCTTTTGTTAAACATGGCGTGTGGGTGGAGTATTAAAGCCTACGAAGATAAAAACACTAACGCTTTGAAGATAGAAAACAAGTTTACTTCTACTACAGCTTTTGTCGTAAAGCGAAAAACGATTGACATTATTTGTTTCCGTGGAAGTAAGGGAGTGCATGACTGGATATTTAACGCCAGTGCTATCCCCGTTCCCTATGCAGGAAGGTTGTGCCACGGGGGTTTTGCTGCTGCCCATGCTTCTGTTTGGGGTAAAGTAAAGAAACACATAGACATGAAGAAACGCACACTTGTTTGTGGGCATAGCCTTGGTGGTGCTTTAGCAGAGCTAAGTGCGGCTAAGTTGTGGAAAGAGCACCCTAACTTGAACCTTGTAGCTTTTGGTAAACCTAATACGTTCTTTAAAGGGTTTAAACGGTCTATGACGCTGGATAACCAAATATCCTGTGTGCAAGGTAGTGATATGGTAGCTAGAATACCCAGGTTCTGTTATGGGCCTTCTAAGAGCCAGACCATGCTGTATTTCAGTAACGATGGGAACGACTATATAAACCCTCATAAAGACCTTAAAGAAGATGACAGACGCATCAAAGACTACATTTCAGATCATTTTATGGGTGGGTATAAAGAAAGATTAGGTAAGTTTTTGGAAGACCAAGACAAGATGCCCAATAATGACGAGCTAAAAGAGTTACACAAGATGGCTGATGAGGTGGAAAATGCTTAGGATATTGTGTTTATGTAGTGCAGTCCTGTTTACAGGGTGTGCTGTTTCCGAAGAAACTATAAAAAACAAAGAGTTGTACTGTTCTGAAATATACAAAGGTATTAGAGCGGTGGGTCGTGTGGCTACTGAAGTAACCACAGGCGTTAGTATTCCCGATGTATGCGACACTATAGACGAGATCGTCGAGGAGGACGCTGAAGCAACCTCCAAAAGTGTCGAGGAATCTTGAAGCTCTAATCAAGCTGTATTTGTTAACTAGATGAAACAACTAATTGCAATGCTCAAACGGCACGAAGGTGAGGTTAAAACCAATGGCCGTCACTTGTTGTATAAGTGCCCAACAGGGTACTGGACTTTGGGTATCGGACGTAATGTAGATGTCAACGGAGGCATAGGGCTTTCCGAAGACGAAGTAAACTACTTACTTGAGAACGACATAGCGCGTGTGATTAAGGAGTTAAGCAGAGAATACCCTTGGTTCAACGATCTTGATGACGTTCGTAAAGATGCTATGATTGACATTGCATTTAACCTCGGAGCCACTAAGTTACGTGGCTTTAAGAGAGCACTGGCCGCTATGGAAGCAGCCGACTACGACACCGCTGCTACTGAATTTTTAGATTCAAAGTGGGCTAAATATCAGGTTGGTGGTAGGGCTTTAGAGCTGACTGACATGATTAAGTTTGGAGACTACGTAGAATGAGGTTAAACAATGCCATTAAAAAAACTCCAGTTAAAACCCGGAGTTAACCGAGAAAACACCCGCTATACCACTGAAGGTGGTTGGTATGAATCCGATAAAGTCCGGTTCCGTCAGGGTATGCCTGAAAAGATTGGCGGTTGGGAACGTATCTCTGCCAACACGTTTTTGGGTGTGTGCCGTTCATTGTGGAACTGGATTACGTTAGGTGGGCAAAACCTTGTTAGCGTAGGCACTAACCTTAAATACTACATAGAACGTGGTGGGCAGTACTACGATATAACACCAATACGTACAACTACTTTAGCAGGGGCTATAACTTTTTCCGCTGTAAACGGGTCTTCTACGCTTACCATTACTAATGTTTCCCACGGCGCTAATGCTGGAGATTTTGTAACTTTCTCAGGTGCGGTGTCTCTGGGTGGGAACATAACTGCTGCTGTCCTAAACCAAGAATATGAAATCTCTACTGTACTGACCGACGATACTTACACAGTAGCCGCCAAAGATACTTCAGCTGTTACAGTTACCGCCAATGCCTTAGACACAGGGAACGGTGGTGCTGCTGTCATAGGCGCTTACCAGTTAAATACGGGTGCCGCTACTGCTGTACCGTTTAGTGGTTGGGGTGCAGGGCCGTGGGGGTTAGGTACTTGGGGTTACTCTCAAACTTCTTCCTCTGCTATTCGTCTGTGGAGTCAGTCTAACTTTGGAGAAGATTTGGTCTTTGCTTACCGTGCTGGGCCTATTTGTTATTGGGATGCAAGTAGTGGTGCTACGGTGCGGGGAGAAGTAATTGATATTACCAACTACCCTAGTTCTGTAGATGTCCCTACCATCACTAATATAGTCAGTGTTTCAGATATTTTTCGGTTTGTGTTTGCTTTTGGTACAAATGTTATAGGCAGTGCAACGCAAGACCCAATGCTTATACGGTGGTCTAACCAGGAAAATGTGTTTGATTGGGGTGTTACAGCTACGGGTACTGCAGGTAGTTTGCGCGTTTCGCACGGCACCGAAATCATTGCTGTAGTGCAGGCTCGTCAGGAAGTGTTGGTGTGGACTGATTCAGCACTTTATTCCATGCAGTATTTAGGTGGGGATATTGTGTGGAACGCACAGTTAATGGGAGATAACATTTCCATTGCAAGCCAGAACGCTACAGCTTATGCCGGTAGTACTGCTTACTGGATGGGCAAAGATAAATTCTACAGGTATGACGGCACAGTAATGACGCTGCCTTGTAATGTTAAACGCTACGTATTTAATGACATTAACACCGCACAATTTAGCCAAGTAGTATCGGGTACTAACGAAGGGTTTAACGAAGTGTGGTGGTTCTATTGTTCAGAGGGTGAAACTGCTGTTGACCGGTATGTAATTTACAATTACCTAGAAGATATATGGTACTACGGTAATCTAGCACGCAGCGCCTGGTTAGATTCCGGTCTTCGAGATAGGCCAATAGCAGCTACGTACAACAACAACTTGGTAGACCACGAGAAAGGTAATGACAACAAAGAAACGGCTGTTACTACGGCTATAGCAGCCTCTATAACTTCTTCTGAGTTTGATCTGGATGACGGGCATTCCTTTGTGCTTATCAATCGTATGCTGCCAGACGTAACGTTTGATGGCTCAAGTGCTACTAACCCTGCAGCTATTATGACTATTTCTCCTATGGCTAATTCAGGGTCAGGTTATAACAGTCCTTTATCCCAAGGGGGTAATTCGGCTAATACCGTAACTCGTTCAGCTACTGTCCCTATTGAACAGTTTACAGGACAGGTATACTTGCGGGTTAGAGGCAGACAAGTAGCATTTAAAATGGAGTCTACAGCAGAGGGGGTGGCGTGGCAGTTAGGTTCTCCACGTTTGGATATGCGCCCTGATGGTAGACGGTAATGCCTACTGTAACAGATGAAAGTAGTAGAGTAGTTGCTCCCGCTTTACCTACCGGGCCAGCTACTTACAGTAAAGGATATATAGACCGTTTTAATAATATATTACGTTTATATTTCAACCAGTTAGATAACGCACTAAGGAACGCCGTGGCTACTGCCGTACCTTACAATTTACGAGTTGCTGAAGGCCAAGTTACAGGGGCTGCTTCCCTGTTTAAGTTTGGTTTTAATGCTGACGTAGACACAACTGAAGAAACGGTATGGAGCGGGGGTGGAGATTTAGTTTACCCTGGTGCGGGAGGGGAGGTGTATATCTCCAGTGATAACGCTAATGATGTTAACCCCGGTGGTACTGGGGCACGCACTATAAAGGTACAGGGGCTGGATGCTAACTACCTTGAGATAGAAGAAGACATTGCTCTTAATGGGCAAACTCAAGTAGTTACTACAAAAGAATATTTAAGGATTTTTAGAGCTTATGTACTTACAGCAGGGTCTAACGGAGGAACTGCTGGTACTGTTTACGTAGGCACAACAGGCGCTACTGCGGGTGTACCTGCTGTAATATATGCAAGCTTCGGGAGTGCTAACCAGACGCAGATGGCCGTGTACACTGTCCCTGCCAGTAAGAAGTTGTACGTTGATGACATTACTTTTACCGCAGCTCTTTCGGCAGCAGATCATTCGGTTACAGCAAAGTTTAAGACGCGAGAAGTTGCTACTAATACGTTTAGAACACAGTTTATACAGGTGATGCAGAGCGATAATAATGTCTCACCTTTTAATTACCCTTTAGCTATCCCTGCTAAAACAGACATAGAGTGCCGTGCCGTGGCCTCTACCACTAA